AAGGATATCATTCGACCACTCGACATCGGTGATATTGTTAAGCCTCCTAAAGGCACTATCTGCTATGTTAAGCACAGAGCAGGATTTGATAAGATGGATACACGTGACATACAAACTGAGATAGCTACATAATGTATATTGAGCCTTATGCCAAAGACAATTGGCACGATGATAGATTGGTCCATGCACCAACCAAGATAAAAGAATTACAGCAACTTGTATCTGACCTTGAGTGGGAAGATAAGGATGTTAGTAAATATATCAAAGATATTTCCCATATGAAGGCCTATATGGAGAAAAGTGGCCAAGAGTTTTATCCACTATTTTGAGATATGCTGTTACCGGTATCGGTATCATTGATGGACTTGGCTACGACTTAGATTCAAACTTTGATAAGATACTTAACGAATCATCAAACTTTAAATTACATCCAAATAACTTCACAGGTAAATATGACCCTGTGATGAATCTTGGTATGCTTACTGCCGAGACCGCTATTGCTCAGTCTGGACTATCCACTTCAATATATCAACCGGCACCTGTCCTTACTTCCTCTATAAACGCAGGCAAACATAGTCTGCTTGATTTTGTTGATAAGTTCTATAATAATGCAAAGAGGGTCTCACCTACAAGACTTCTAAGCTCTGGTTCAAGTTTCTTATCTTCTACTATTGCAGAAAAATATAACCTTACAGGTCCTAACTTTAATGTCAGTGCAGCATGTACAGGTAGTATGAATGTTATAGAATTAGGATGTATGTTTATCGACAAAGGTGCTCCTTTTGCAGTTGTATCAGGATATGATTGCATGTCAGATAATTTTTCAGACGGATATGATTCATGGAGCTTTGATATGATGATGGCTTCATCTCCTACAGGTCAATTACTTGCTTTCGATGAACAAGCTAATGGATCAGTGATAGGAGATGGTGCATGTACAATGATTATTGAAAACTATCAACATGCTATAGATAGAGGTGCCAACATCTTGGCTGTCATTGATTATGTATCTTCAAGTTCTGATTCTGACCATCCTGTAAGACCATCTATGTCTGGTGTAGGACTTTCTCAACTACTAGATAATTTACCAGACTTTCAAATTGACTACATAAATGCTCATGGTACTGGAACGCCTCTTGGTGATCCATTAGAGTTGAATATCTTGTCTAAGTACTTTACAGATATTCCAATCTCATCATTTAAAAATAACGTAGGTCATACTATGGGTGCAGCAAGTATTATTGAAACAGCCTACTGTGTAAAGGTGCTACAGACAGGTATCATTCCTAAGTCTTGTAATGTAACTAAGCCTATTGATAAAAATGTAGTTATGGAGAACATTACAAAGCCTATAAATACCATTCTAAAGGTTGCACTTGGATTTGGTGGAAGATGTGCCACAGCTGTATTGAGTAGGTACAATGATTAAAGGATTGATACTAACAGGTAAAGGTATCTACAACAGTACTACTACCTCTGGCTTCTCTTACGTTAGAAAGTTTAATGAGTTTATCTCAGAGAAACAAAGAAAAGCTCATCCTGCGTTTAATCTTCGAGCTACAGGTCCATATAGGATTTCACAACACCTATATCAACACGGTTATGATGTTGAGATAATTGACTATGTTAATTTTTTTGATAGAAGTGATCTGTTTACTCTGATTGAAGCTAGGATACTAGACGGAGTAAAATGGATAGGGGTATCGGTAAATTTTATTCAACAGTTTTTCGGTAGGATTGCAGACCTATTTTTAGAGTTAAAAAAGAAATATCCATACCTATATTTCTTAGTTGGTGGTCAGAATTTTGGTAAAGTAACTAATCTTAATGCTGATGTGTACATCGATGGCTTCTCAGAGAATGCTGTTGTTGATGTATTGGATAGTTATTTTAAAGGTAAAGAGTTTCCTAATTCAACTGTGATCTTTGATAAAGCAAAGCACGTTGATGCCATACACACTAATCCTTCGTGGCCATTGCCAGACTACTCACTTAGATTACAGGACAGTGATTTTCTTACACCTCAAGATGTTATCTCTATTGAGCTAGAGAGAGGATGTAGATTTAAATGTAATTTTTGTGAGTTTCCTATACTAGGGGTCAAAGAGGATGGTAGTGTATCCGAACAAGTTATATATGATCAGCTTTTATCTAACTATGAAAGATATGGAATAAAGTATTACTTCATTTCTGATGAAACTGTAAACTCTAGAAACTCCAAATTACAAAAATTAGCTAATGCGATAGATAAACTTCCATTCGATCCAATTTTTACAGGTTTTGTTAGGCTTGACATCATGCATAACAATCCAGAGATGATTGATCTACTGATAAGATGCAATATCGTTGGCCATCATTATGGTATTGAAACATTCAACAGATTATCAGGTAAAATCATTGGTAAGGGTTATGACCCTGAGAAGAATAAAGATCTACTTTGTCAAATTAGAGATATGTACGGAGAGCAAGGTAAACCATTCATGGGAACATGCTCGATGATATGTGGTTTACCAGAACAAAGTTTAGAGTCAGCTCAATCTGACGTTGACTGGTATAACAAATATTACTCTGATGGCAACATGCATTTTTATTCGTTGAACATAGCTAATGCTTACAAGCTGTCTGCTTTTGGAGTTGATTTAGATAAGTTTGGATATAGAGTAATGGATAAAGAAAAGTTTTATGAGAAAATGGAAGGCAAGTATGAGCTTCATATTGGAACTAAAGTAGATTTTGATTCATATAACAATCTTACCATACTGTGGGAAAATGACCTTATGGATATTGTTGACTCTATGGACTTCGTTTCTAACTTCAATACCACTAATAGAATAAAAATGAACAATTGGAGTTTTGTAGGAAATTTAGCTGCAGGTATGGATATTCATAAGCAGCATGATTCAAATTATTATGATGAGACATGGGAAACATATTTAGATGTAGCCGATGCTCACATTAATGACTATATTGATAATAAAATGTTAAGTTTGTATATGTAAGGAGAAGATTATGTCAAGCAGAAAACATAAAGCTAATGATATGATGTATGCATGGGCTAAGGATAACGGTATTCGTGGTTACGACCAATACGATCCGAAAGCTCGTGCTAAACGTATTCAGGATGGGATTAATTTTTATAATCGCCGTCATGCTGTTGACTCAAAACCTAAGTCATAGTATAAATAAAGATGTTCGATGAAACGAGCTAAACGGTATACAGGACGCGGCTTCGAAGCCGCCACCTCCACCAATCCCATACGTTATTCTTATGGGGGTGAAATGGGATCGACTGGTATTTAATAGGTAAGTGGAGAACTGGTGCGGAAGCCGCCATAAGCGCAACGAACTCGTAACTGCAAACGATAATTTCGCAGCTGAGGATTTTGCTCTAGCAGCATAATTACTCGGGGTCAGGGGACGCCTAGCAACAGAAGTCCCCACTCATATTCTTATAAATAGTCCTGAGGAGTGAGGTGGGTCCATAAGATCTACCTGATAATGACGTGACTGAAATTTTTGCTTTGATAGGTGAATTAGGTTTCCCGATAGCGATGGCGCTAGTCGGTGGATTCTTCATATTCCTATCTGTGAAATATATCCTTGAATCAGTTGTAGGTCAAGTTAACAGTATCCATGGTATTGTTGGCTCGCTTGACAATAGAGTTAAGACTATGAATCATGATATGATTCGTATGGATACTACTATCTGTGCTGTGCTAGGAATCAGACCTGATCTTGATAGAATAGCCCGGGCGGATGGTAAGACTGATGCAAGGAGAGATTAATGGATCTAGTAACAGCTATTAAGGATTATGGTTTTCCAATCGTCGCTGCTGTTGGTATGTTATGGATGATTTATTTCATCTGGAAATTCATTACGCAAGAAATTAAAGTTAAGTTGGGTGAGGCGAGTACTACACTTATTGGTTTGATTGATCGAATCAGAATGCTCGATAATGATATTATAAGACTCCAGCAAAAAATGGATACTGTAATTGAGTTGAGAGAGACGGATGAAGAAAAGAAGCGAAAATGAACAACGTGCATGGGAAATGCTGGTTGCGTCACAGAAGACTAAGACTGAGATAATTTTGAGTCCAGTTCTGTGGTTTGCCCTTGGTATATGTTGGGGACTGGCTATCAGTCATGCAATAGCAGCTCCTATAGAACATGAATTTAAGTCACCTGCTTTCAACGGGGTTAATCAATCTTCTCATTATCTTACAATTGAGAATCAAGAAACATCTCGTAAGGATGCAATTGAGCAAGAAGAGGAAGATGCTGCTAAACAAGCACAACGCGATGCAGATAACACCACACAAGCTAAGTTTATTCGTAATGTTGAGAGTAGGATTTACTCAACTTTATCAAGACAGATTGTTGAAAAAATGTTTGGTGAGAATCCTTCTGACGAAGGTTCCTTCGAAGTTGATGGAACTGGTATAACGTATGTTAAAGATAACGATGAAGTGGAGTTGACAATAACCGATGAATACGGCAAAGTCACTGTCATTAATGTTCCTATTGGCGACTTTGGTCTCTAGCTGTACGTCCTGGACAGGACCTATAGAGATTCCAGTAGTTGAGACTGCAAAGGTCCAACTAACTTTACTAGAGCAAAAGCTCATAGAGATACATCCCCCAATAAGACAGCCATCTGTAGCAGTGTATAGATTCACTGATCAGACGGGACAGAAAAAACAAAACGCTAGTGGCGGAACGTCATTTAGCACTGCTGTTACACAGGCTCCTGCTGTTTATCTTATCAGGGCACTGACTCGTGCCGCCAACGGCAAGTTTTTTAGAGTCATTGATCGATCTATACTAGACGATCTGACCAAAGAGCGTCAGTTAATTAGACAGACGCGAAGTAGTTTCAAAGGTGAGGGTGCAAAAAGATTACCTGCTCTTACTTTTGCAGGTATGATTATCACTGGCGGAGTAGTTGGTTTTGACCATTCTATAGATTCCGGTGGCGCTGGTGCAAGATACTTAGGTATCGGATCCAGTAGGGAATTCAGTCGAGACACAGTGACGATTAATATTCGTCTGGTGAGTGTAGCGACAGGCGAGGTGTTACTTGAAGTGATATCAAGTAAAACTATATTATCCACGGCATATGGTGGAGATGTCTTTAGATTTATCGAGCAAGGAACCGAACTCGTAGAAGTTGAGTCAGGAATTGCTAGTAATGAAAGCGTGTCGATTGCCACGCAAAGAGCAATAGAAACAGGGGTTCTTGAGGTCATAGAGAGGGGCAATTCTCTAGGCTATTGGACCTACAACGGAGAGTAAAAATGAATAACTTACAAAAAAGAATATTTGTAATGTTGTTCCTAGTAAACGCAGGGACATCGCCAGTATTGGCTGATAATGCGATCTATATTGACCAAGTTGGGTCTGGTGTAGATATCGATATTACTCAAGATGGTGACGGAAACAAGATTGGTGCCAATGACACTGATAATACTAAGATGCTAATTGATGGTGATAACATCAATCTAAGTATTGATGCCGTAGGCGATACCAACAAAGTACTAGGTAACATAGTGGGTGATGACATTATTATCGATATGAATATCGATGGAAGTACAAACACACTTAATCTGAATATTGATCCAACTAACACATTTGGTGCAAGCAATGGTGATTACGTTATCGATATCGATGGCGGGAACAACACTGTCGATCTAGATGTTGGAACCAATGATGCCGCTGGCAGCTTAGATCTTGACTGGACGTTTGATGGAGACTTCAATGCAGCCGATGTTGAGATTGACGTTAGTAGTGGTATCAGTGCTATTGATTGGACTGGTGACGAGAACCATTTGGACATCGATGTAGATGGCTATGATGGTCACGAACATACAATCACTGGCTCAGGTAACTACAATAGCCTGACCATTGAACAACAGTCAACATTACAAAAAGATAGCATAACGGTGGACATGAGTGGTTCAGGTACTACAACAACTGACTCTACGCTTTGCATTAGCCAGTCTGATTCTGGCACCGCTACCGGCTGCCAGTAAGGATGTCGGGCTAGTCGACAGAGCTGTTGGCTGGCGGCAAATTGTTAGAGAAGAAAAAGAGTTAGAGCCTGCTAAGGGCTCTGACATTATTTCCAAGGACGACCTTCGCACAGGCGAGGGACGTATGCAGGTCCGTTTTGTTGATGACAGCAAACTAAGAATGACCGAGCATACGCGCATCGTTATAGACAATGTTGTATTCGATGATGACCCATCGAAATCTGATCTTGCCATGACTTTTGCCCAAGGAACGGCAAGATTTATCACCGGTAAAATTGGGTCTATCGAGAAGGAGAATATAAGACTTCGGACACCTACAGCTGCAATTGGTATTAGAGGAACTGACTTTACAGTAACGATAGATGAATTTGGACGAACACTTGTAATCCTTCTACCTGACATTAATGGAATATCGTCAGGTGAAATCATTGTCTCAACCATGGCAGGTGAGGTTACGCTGAATAAACCCTTTCAGTCAACAACCACATCTGTCATGGAGATGCCTCCTAGTAATCCAGCTATATTAGATCTAACACTCGATATGTTAGACAACATACTAATCATCACCCCTCCTAAAGAAGTAATGATACTTGATGAATTCTATGCGCTGATCGAGAAGAAGAATGTCAACCCACTAGACATTGACTTTCTTGATGAGCAATTACTTGCCGACGAAGAGCTAGAACGAGACTTTCTCGAATTCAATGAGCTAGACATCGACTTCTTAAATGTTGAGTTGCTAGAAGATATGTTAGATCAGTATTCCGATCTTGATGCAGAGCTTCTACAAGAAAAAGAGACGACAGGGGATGTACGTATTGAAGGTACTGAAGAGGGATTTGATACTACTACCCAAACCAATACTATTGTTGATGGTGAGAAAGTAACATTCATTCGTGATGTAGATGCTATCATAGAGATTTCTGTAGATCAAGATGAACAAACTACAATTGTACTTGAACAAGATGGTAAATTGCTTGATCCGATAGTTGTTAATAGTGGTGACACAAATAGTATAAATATCACGCAATGAAAAAACTACTACTATGCTTAGTCTTACTGACAACACCTGTTCACGCAGAGATATATGGACCTAAACCAAATTGGGAATACCATGTACGCGACGAACCTATGGTAGACTTTGACCGTCCAAGTAAAAATCAGCTATGGACATTTTGGATTTTGAATGCATTGGATGTATACACAACGGACAGAGCAATTAGGAAGTGCAAAGACTGTGAAGAAATAAATCCTTTACTATCAAGCAAACCAAGTTTAGAAGAACTAATATTACATAAAGCAATTTTAGGTGGTGTAATACATAAGTATGGAAGTAATAAGTTTTTTACTGTTATGAATGGTGTTTTATCGGTTGTAGTAGTACACAACTACAATTTAGTGGATTAGGGTTATCTAATGGATAAGAATAAAAAAGCAGAAGTGCGTAAACTGAGAAAAAAAGCTATCAAGATTCAGAATATGAGTTCTGTAAAAATTAGTATGGCCGAGGCTTTGAAAAAAGTAGGCGCAGAAGATGTTTGAGTATCCAGTTAAAGTACTTAGAGTTGTCGATGGGGATACCGTTGATGTAGACATCGATCTGGGTTTTGGTGTATGGATGCGTAAACAGAGAATCCGTATGCTAGGCATCGATACCCCTGAATCACGTACTAGAGATAAAGTAGAGAAGGTCTATGGACTTGCAGCTAAGGCATTTTTGAAAGATGCTTTGAAAGCTGGTCCTGTAACACTTAGGACTGTCAAAGATGGCAAAGGTAAGTTTGGTCGTATCCTTGGTGAGTTTATTGTAAACAATGTGAACATAAATGAGTTCTTAATTGTTAACTACCATGCAGTTTCATATCAAGGACAATCTAAAGAAGATATTGCCGAACAACATATTGCTAACAGGTCGAAAGTACGGCTATGAGAATGTGGCATGTACTAGTAACGCTTGCGCTACTTGTCACATTACGACTTTTGGATCCATTTCTTGTAGAAAGTACGCGTTTATCGTACTTTGACTTTCTTCAACGGATCCAAGAAGTAAAACAATCAGAACAAATTGTTCTTATCGATATTGACGAACAATCATTAGATGAGTTTGGTCAGTATCCGATACCACGTGCTACATTAGCAGAACAATTATCCAAACTAGACAATTCTATCCTAGGTATTAATATCTTATTGAGTGAGAAGGACAGAATGGGTGGTGATGCCGCCTTGGCAGATACGTTATTTGACATGACATCTGTGCTTGCTATTAGCTCTGCAGACAAACCAAATGTAATAGGCTACAGACCAACAGTACCTGGTTTGGCTCAATTTGGTGAAACTCCTATTGAAAACTTTGTTCGTCCTAAACAAGGAATGTTATTTGCTAGACCAGAGCTCATGGAATCCGCTTATGGCTTTGGATTAATTGATAGTACACAAGATACAGATGGAACCATAAGACGGTTACCACTTATCAACATGTATGAGGACAATATGTATCCAGCATTTGCGTTAGACCTTTTAAGGGTTGCTGCAGGCGATACAACATTCCAAGTTAAAACGGACCCATTAGGTGTAATGTTCGTGCGTATACCTAAATTTGACGTAATAAACACCGATCTACACGGTAATGTAACTGTAGCATACTGGAATCAGTTCAAAAGGTACTCGTTAACGGAGATTGGCAGCATTCCTCCAGGCTCTATAGCAATTTTAGGTGCCACATTTACTGGTTCTACCGTAGTAACGACACCTATTGGTTCAATGTATCCCCATGATGTCCAAGCTAACTTGTTAAAAACCATGATAGATGGAGTTAGCATTGTAAGACAGCCAGAATTCACGTTCTATGAGTTATTTGCTGCTATTTTAGCTAGTATTTTCATAATGTTCATGTTATCTAAACTTTCTATCGTGGTTTCTGGCGGTGGATTCGTGGTTTTGAGTTCATTTTTCATGTACTCTTCTATTTACAGTTTTGAAAATATGAACTATCAGATAGATCCGACCTTCATACTGCTTACAACGATGTTGATATTTGCGCATGGATCGTTTGTTAGGTTCTATACAGAGTTTAAACTCAAGCAGCAAATCAAGGGTCAGTTTGGAACATACCTCAGTCCGGACATGGTCGAGATGTTACAGAAAGATCCGAGCTTAATGAAGCTAGGTGGCGAGCGAAAAGTGATGACTTTCTTGTTTATGGACATCTGCGGATTCACTCCTATCAGTGAACATTACAAAAATAATGACGATCCGGAAGGACTCGTGCATCTAATCAACGATTATCTAAACCAAATGACTAACATTATCATGTCTAACGGTGGTACAATCGACAAATACATGGGTGATTGCATCATGGCTTTCTGGAATGCACCCGTACCATGTGAAAATCACGCAGAAATGGCTGTAAAGTCAGCGATGGAGATAGAAGATGCTACTAAAGTACTTCAAAAACATTATGAAGATCTCGGCTTACCTACGATCAACGTGGGGACCGGAATTAACACTGGCGATTGTATTGTTGGTAATATGGGTTCTGAAGCCAGGTTTGATTACTCTGTCATAGGAGACGCAGTAAACCTAGCTGCTAGATTAGAAGCTACTGCTGCAAGAGGTGATTACATTGATCACAAGACTATCATATCGAGCTTTACAGCTGAGCTTTTGCCAGACTCTATGCCAATTCATAGTATAGGACAAATTAAAGTCAAAGGTAAGGATGAGGAAATAGACATTTATTCGTTGACTTCAAACTAATATGTAGTAACATAGTACATGATGAGAAGAGCAAAACAGAGACTGACACGTGTACAGAAATCACGTAGGCGTGTTATGAAAGGGACATATGAAAGAAGCAATACTGGCTGCAGGCCTTATGATGGTACCTATTCCTCACCAGGAGACCAACTATACCCCGACAGTACCGACATTTATCCAAAGCGAAATTAATTGTTTAGCGGATAACATCTACTTTGAATCACGAAGTGAGTCGTTTGCAGGACAACTAGCGGTTGCCCATGTTGTGATGAATCGTGTACACGATAAGAGGTTTCCAGACACTGTATGTAAAGTAATACATGACGGACCTCACTATAAATCAGCTGATGGTAAAATGTATCCAAAGAAGAATAGATGCCAATTTAGTTGGTATTGTGATGGTCTTTCGGACGATATCCCCGAACGTCATAAAAAATGGTTTGCCTCTGTTGCCTCTGTAGCACTTTCTGTGTATAATGGACAATACAAAGATATCACTGAGGGTGCTACACATTATCATGCTGATTATGTCCATCCCCGATGGGCAAAAGTGTATACCAAAACTACAACTATAGATACACATATATTCTATAGATGGGAGAAGTAATGGCATTAGACGTATGGACTACTGCTAAGTTTAGTAAGATGATTTTGAAACTTGCAGATGAAATGCAAGTTCCACTAGTGGACGTTTTAGTCCATTACTGTGAACGTAATAAAATGGAAATTGAAACAGCGGCTAAACTTTGCAACGCATCGATTAAACGTCAGATTTATGCGGATGCTCAAGAAGCTAATTTGGTAAACAAAATTGACAAATACGAACGATGATATCTATAGAGGCTTAAAGGCTTACCGAAAGTATCTTTCGATTCGTAATCATTTTACTACTAACTACGATTATTTCAAGTACAAAGGTAAGTCTTCTGCTTCACCCGAAAGTTTCCTTAAACGTAAGGATAAATTCTTCTTTGCTAAACTTGAGAAGAATTATAAACCTGATGAGTTAACATACTACTTCGTTGCTCAGTTTGTTGATGGTGAACAAGTGTGGTCTGGCAACTTAGTTAGCGAGCAAAGCGCCTTACGGTACACACAATGGAAGAAGCGTGTTCAGTCTTTACGTAAAGTTTTTCGTGAGGACATTGAGAGACTCAGCCATATAAAGTTTAACGATTGGTTTGAAGTTCAGGAATACGATCATCCTATTTTACTTAAACAGTTTATGCGCAAAGAAATCTATGCTGAGTCGATGATAATTATAGACATGGTAGTTGGATATCTGGATCGTTGGAATAAGCAAATGAACGATCCATCTGGACTTTGGGATAACTACTATAAGACATTGACAAAGTATAGACCGTTTATTGCTACAGATGTAGTTGTTAAAAATTACAAAGATATTTTATTGGAGCAAGTGTCATGATAGTGGCAGCAGAGCCTAGAGCTGGTGGTACAAAGTTTTGTCTTGATTTAGCAGAGCTTACCGGTAAACAGTATATTGGTGAACGATATGGGGTACACCTCCAGGGTTATAACAATCAACCTACATGGAAAAGTCAATATCATGAAACTCAAGAACAGCCTGTAATATCTATAGATGAGTTTTTTGGTGAGCATAGTGATAAGATTGTATTATGTAACCGGCATGATATTCTGTTTGCTTGCCAACAGGCAGATTACTTTATTATGAGAAAGAGCACTATTGATATGTGTCTTAGTGGAGCAAACTATGCTAAGGGCGCTGGTATCCCTCCTCATATTTTTCTACAGACTGGTAGATTATCAGATTTGCTTGAGATCAAATATGTATTAGCTAGCTATGTTAAGTATGCCTGTGAATCAGTAACATGGTATGAAGATCAGTCTTTCGCTAGACCTGTAAACACTGATAAGCTCTCTGCATCTGAAATACAGATGATCAGAGACTATTATCTTGGTTGGGCTGAAAACGGCTTTGAAAAAAATATCAAAGAACTGTTGACTTTTACGCAATAAAGACTTATATTATATATACTATATTATGAAAACTGTGAACAAGATATACAACGACATATACGGAGATAATACATACAATGTCAAATTCATTTTCTGATCTAAAACGCTCTCGCAAGAGCAATCTAGAATCCCTAATCAA